CAGAGACAACAAAGATGACACATCCACGAGACTTTGGTCCTGTTGATGCTGAGTATGATCAATACAAGAAGTCTTCTCAGAAAGAAGTCAACTATCTCGTGAAAGAGTTTGAGTGTAAGAAGTCTGCAGATGCATACTCTCGGTCATTCTCTTCTAAGACTGGTACTCTGGATTGTTCTAAACTTCATACCTACAAGTATAACGAAGATCTTTTCAGAAAAGTGAATGTCATTCCTGATGGTAAGAATCATGGTCTGATCTTTATTCTTGATTGGTCAGGATCTATGGGTGACTGTCTGATGGAAACTATGAAGCAACTGTTCAATTTGATTCAGTTCTGTAGTAAGGTCAACATTCCTTTTGATGTGTATGCATTCACAAACAACTATCAGAAGAGTGAGGATTATTTTTCCTATACTGAAAGTCCTATTCAGGAAGTCAAAGAGTATGATATGATCATCAGCCCAGACTTCAGTCTTCTCCACTTCTTCACCAGTGATGTGAACAAGAAACAACTTGATCAACAAATGAGGAATCTGTATCGTATTGCATATTCCATTGTACGTTGGTCTAACTACTCTATTCCTGTCGGTTACAATCTTTCAGGTACTCCTCTGAATGAGGCTATCGTATGTCTCCATCAACTTATTCCTCAGTTCAAGACCAAACACAAAGTGCAGAAGATCAACACTGTGATTTTGACTGATGGTGAAGCAAATGTTCTTCCCTTCTATAAAGTCAATAATTACTATGATGACGGTCGCATGGGTTCAGGACGTGTATACATGGGTGACTTTCTTCGTAATCGCAAGACTGGACACACTTACAAAGTTGAGGGTTCTTTCCACAAGTTCACTGAAGTTCTTCTTGAAGATCTTAAGACGATGAATCCTGGTGTGAATATTATTGGTTTTCGTCTCGCCACTAACAGTGACTTCAAAGGATTTGTTCGACGGTACGATGACACCATGACTGAAGAGTCTTACAGGAAGATCAAAAAGAACAAGTCTGTCGCAATCAAGACCAGTGGATATACTTCTTACTTTGGTATTCTTTCATCTTCTCTTGACAACGATACTGAGTTTGATGTTGAAGATGGTGCAAGTAAAGCAAAGATCCGATCTGCTTTTGTTAAAAATCTTAATGCAAAGTCTCTAAATAGAAAAGTATTGAGTCAGTTTGTAGATATCATCAGTTGAGCCAGTTGGACAACTGTCCCACCCACCACCCCAGCGGGGTGGTTTTCGTATATTATAGCTTTGTTGAGGCAAATCATCATGGCACTATCCACTTCTTCTATCGTCGAATCCCTTCAAGACACTTACGGACCTGAGGTTACTACTGGTGACATTCGTGGATGGTGTGCCATGAATGACATGAGCTACCAGACCGTCACCAAGAAACTCAATGAGTACAAGGTTGGTCGTGGTAAGTGGAACCTCACCGTTCAAGAAAAACTCGAACAGAACTATCAAGCTCCTGCAGCTCTTCCCGAAATCGAACAAGACCTTATCCCTCAAAAAGATGATTCCTTCGTCAAGTTTGGTAACTTCTCTGATATTAAAAAAATTATTCAGTCCCGTCTTTTCTACCCTACGTTTATCACGGGTCTCTCGGGCAATGGTAAAACGTTCCTTGTCGAACAAGCGTGTGCGCAACTCAAAAGGGAACTGATTCGTGTCAACATTACTATCGAGACTGACGAAGATGACCTTATTGGTGGCTTCCGTCTGGTTAATGGTGAAACTGTTTGGCATAACGGTCCAGTCATCGAGGCTCTGGAACGTGGAGCAGTACTTCTTCTAGACGAGGTTGACCTGGCTTCTAACAAGATCTTGTGTCTTCAGTCTATCCTTGAGGGTAAGGGTGTCTTCCTGAAGAAGATTGGCCGATTCGTCAAACCTGCAAATGGTTTCCAAGTCATTGCCACTGCTAACACCAAAGGTAAGGGTTCTGACGATGGTCGGTTCATCGGTACTAACGTTCTGAACGAAGCATTCCTTGAACGTTTCTGTGTGACCTTTGAACAGTCCTATCCGACTCCTTCTACCGAACAGAAGATTCTTGAGTCTGATTGTGATGACAAGGAATTCTGTAAGCACCTGGTTGACTGGGCAGACATTATCCGTAAGACCTTCTATGATGGTGGTATTGATGAAATTATCAGTACTCGTCGTCTGGTTCACATCGTTCGTGCATACTCTATCTTTGGTGACAAAGCCAAAGCACTTCAGGTTTGTATCAATCGATTCGATGATGAAACTAAAGCAGCATTCTTGGAACTCTATGACAAAGTTGATGTAGACTTCCAAATGATTGACACTACGGAGGAATCTTGATAGAATGAACTCATGGTCCCTATTGTATGATGAACTCATGAGTGATGATGAATGGGTGAAAGAAAACGGGGGGTATGAATATACTCCTCTCACCGAATCTTCTACGGGTAACGTAGATATCCACACAAATTATGAAATGACATTGAACATTGATAACGCTAATGGTTTCTGGAAATATGAGGAAGATGTAATCCTCAAGGAGATCCGTGACTATCTTGGTGGTACGTATAGAGCACATTATGCTAACGACAACAAGACTCAGACACTGGATTTGATTGATAGTATTGGTGACTCAGAAGCATTCTGTCGATCCAACGCAATCAAATATCTCTCACGGTTTGGTAAGAAGGACGGCAAGTCTAAACTTGACATCCTCAAAGCAATCCACTACTGTATTCTCCTCTATCATTTCTCTGGCATCAATAAGCAACCAAAAGGTAATTATGAAACTTTCTGAATCTACTGTATCTCTCCTGAAGAACTTCTCTTCGATCAATCAGTCTATCCTGTTCAAGGAAGGACAGAAGTTGCGTTCAATTTCAGTGATGAAGAACATCCTGGTTGAAGCCAACGTGTCCGAAGAGTTCCCTAAAGACTTTGGTATCTACGATCTGAACCAGTTCCTTAACGGACTGTCCCTTCACTCCTCTCCTGATCTTGACTTTGACAATGATCAGTATGTTGTGATCAAGGAAGGTCGTTCTCGTTCTAAGTATTTCTTTGCAGATCCGTCTGTGATTGTTGCACCTCCTGAGAAAGAGATCACTCTTCCGACTGAGGATGTTTGTTTCCAACTGACCAGTCAACAACTGGAGAAACTGAAGAAAGCTGCATCTGTCTATCAACTCCCTGACATCTCTGTCATTGGTGAGAATGGTGTGATCAAACTGGTTGCACGTGATAAGAAGAACGATACTTCTAATGACTTCTCTATCATCGTTGGTGATACAGAGACTGAGTTTGTCTTTAACTTCAAAGAAGAGAACCTGAAGATCGTCCCTGGTAACTATGATGTGGTTGTGTCAGAAAAACTTCTGTCCCGTTTCCAGAATCAGAACATCGATGTGACCTATTATATCGCTCTGGAACCTGATTCTACTTTTGGCTGATGAGACACATTCTCTTCACTTTGAAGGGTTGTCCTTTTGGATTGTTGGATGATGAGGCACACATTCGTAATGTTCTTGCGAATGCTGCCACATTGTCTGAGAGTACACTACTGGGTATTCAATCCCATAAGTTTCAACCCCAAGGAGTCACTGCTGTCGCTCTACTTGCAGAGTCCCATATCTCTATTCACACATGGCCTGAGAATGGTATGGCAGTATGTGACGTGTTCACATGTGGTGAACATACAAACCCAAGGTCTGGTGCAACTTATATGTATGAGGCAATGGGTGCAACTGATCTTGTTTCTGAAATCTTCAAGAGACCTTTGCAATGAATATCTTTGTTACTGATCCTGATCCTGTCAAGTCTGCTCGTGTCCTACCAGACAAGCACATTGTCAAGATGCCCCTAGAGACGTGTCAGATGCTCTCTATCGTCTGTTCTCTAAAGTGGGGACATGGGTTCGGAACCATCCCTAAGGCTGATGGTCAACCGTACAAGACCACCACAGGTGCCTTCCGTAATCATCCCTGTACCATCTGGGCAAACTCCTTTGTAAACAACTGGAGATGGTTACTTGCTCATGGATTTGCAATGTGTGATGAGTATGCATTGAGATATGGTAAACCCCATACCTGTTTCAACACTCTTCAGGCAGCAAATGAAATTCTTCCATGTGCAGATCCACAGGGTAGATCAGGTAAAGGTCCAACACCTTTTGTATTTGCTGGACCTGATGAATTCAAATACGATGAAAGTATTGACATCTATACTAAGTACAAAAGATACATTGCATCAAAACCATGGGTGAAGGACAACTACCTGAGAATGCCCGAGAGAAAGCCGGACTGGGTTTGATACCTTTCAGTCTCTGTTTACTTGGCACACTTTGTGTTATAGTAGCAGGGTACTTCCACGGTCACATGAATATCGGTGCCGTGTGGCACAACTTGCATAACTTTAATTGATTATGAGTCGTAATGAATTTGTTTGGGTCGAATCTTATCGACCCCAGACTATTGATGATTGTATTCTTCCTGATGGAATCAAGAATACCTTCAAACAATTTGTAGAGAAGGGTGAGGTGCCTAATCTTCTTCTCTCTGGACCTCCTGGATGTGGTAAGACCACTGTTGCCAAGGCACTTTGTCATGAACTAAAGGTAGACTATTATGTCATCAACGGATCCGATGAGGGACGATTCCTCGATACTGTCAGAACGAATGCGAAGAATTTCGCTTCGACCGTCTCGCTTTCTTCAACTGCAAAACACAAAGTCATCATCATTGATGAGGCAGATAACACGACCCCAGATGTACAACTCTGTCTACGGGCGTTTACTGAGGAGTTTATTGGGAACTGTAGATTCATCTTCACCTGTAACTACAAAAACAAAATTATCCAACCCCTCCACTCCCGATGTGCCGTCGTTGACTTCTCCATCAAAGGAAAAGAACGACAAGCCCTCGCAGGAAAGTTCTTCCAACGCCTCCAACAAATCCTCGATACAGAAGGTGTTGAATATGATAACAAGGTCCTGGTAGAACTCATTCAGAAACACTTCCCTGATTGGAGACGTGTTCTCAATGAACTACAACGATACTCTGTCAGTGGAAAGATTGATACTGGCATCCTTGCTGCATTCACTAATGTAAAAACCGATGATCTCTTTAAACACCTTAAAGACAAAGATTTCCCCAAGGTCCGTAAATGGGTCGTGGATAATCTTGATAATGACCCTCACGTTCTTCTTCGTAGTGTTTACGACGCAGTATATTCAAAGTTGGATGGTAGTGGGATCGCTGCTGCTGTTCTCATTATTGCTAAGTATCAGTATCAGAGTTCTTTCGTCGCTGATCAAGAAATAAATATGTTGGCTTGTCTGACCGAAATCATGGTGGAGTGTAATTTCAAATGAAACAACTACTTCTTATCCCTTTACTCTTCTCATTCTCTCCTGTAGCATTTGCTGGTGATAGTCAACGAGGATGGTCTCATCAGGAAAAATGTTACAAGACTGTTTATCGTGAAGAGTATGTACCAGGAACAATGAAAAAACCTGGATACGTAAAGTCCTACAAGGAACGAGTGAAAGTTCCATGTGAGGATACTTCAAAGAGGCATCATCATGTAGAACCTCGTCGCACCTATCGTCCTGCAGAACGGGAAGAGAGACTGAGTAATCACGATGATAACTCTTGTGTTGAGGGTTCTATCATCGGTGGTATTCTTGGTGGTGCTGCTGGTGGTACTCTTGCAACAAAGGATAACTGGATCTGGTCAATCCCTGCAGGTGTTGTAGGTGGAGCAATGGTCGGATGTCAGGTTGATGGGGGTTGAATTCTATGATCGTGAAACAGATCAAATCTAATTGGTATTATGTGTTCTGGGGTATCGCAACCATTGCAGTTGTTGCTGGTCAGATCTACGTTGGATCTGGATACCGTCAGATGTCAGAAACAGTAAAAACTCTTATTCAACAAAATTATTATGAACGTTAAAGTATTTCGTTTGTCCTCTGGTGAGGATGTGGTTGCTGATGTCCTTGAAGACAAAGAGGATAGTCTTTGTGTTATGAATCCCATCGTTGCCTTTAATCAAGGTGATGGTCGTCTTGGTTTTGCACCTTATGCCCCTCTTCTCAAACGTGAAGAGAAGGAACTGGAGATCAGTAAGAAGTGGATTGTGTATGTTGCCAACGTCAATGACGAACTGGTAGAACAGTATGAGGAGATGTTCTCTCCATTGAAAACCCCTAGTAAGAAGTTGATCCTTTGATATGGAATTGAAAGATTGGTTGAATTCAATCAACTTTAACAAGGAGAATATTCTCGATGAGGACCCCACTCTAGCACGAGAATATCCTCCCTATATTATTAATAAGTGTCTGTCAGGTCACTTGGATTGTGTGATGTTCGCCAATGAAATGAACAAGTATCATTTCTTGGATAAGGACATGCAATATAATTTTTATATAAATATTCTGAGAAAGAAGAAAAGATTTTCTCCTTGGCTTAGAAAAGAGAAAGTATCAGATTTAGAGTTTGTTAAACAATACTATGGTTATAGTAACGAGAAAGCATCTCAAGTTCTGAAAATCCTATCTAATGAACAAATTGAATTTATTAAACAACGACTTGACACTGGTGGTACAAAATGACACAAACTGCTGAACCTCAGGTAACTTGGTCTCAAGACAAAATGGTCGAGATCAGGTTGAATGAACCTGATGACTTTCTTAAAGTAAGAGAAACTCTGACTCGTATTGGTGTAGCTTCTAGAAAAGAAAAGAAGTTGTATCAGTCATGTCATATCCTGCACAAACAGGGTAAGTATTACATCGTTCACTTTAAGGAACTGTTTGCACTTGATGGCAAATACGCTAACCTTACTATTAATGATGTTCAGCGTAGGAATCGTATTACTAAGCTTCTTTCTGATTGGGGACTCATTACTATCATTAATGAAGATTCAATCATTGATATCGCACCATTGAATCAAATTAAAGTTTTGTCCTACAAAGACAAACAAGACTGGACTCTGGAACAGAAATACAACATTGGTAAGAGAGGAAAGACCGAAGAGGGAGAATAAATAATACGTGTCTTTCGTGCGGCACACTCTACAATCGGAAACCCCCATAAGGGAGTGTGGTTTATACTACACTCCTTTTTTTCGTATCTGTTATAATTAGTACTGGACGCCGTAAGGGTCCACACAACACACTCTCGCTTTAAAAGGAGAAGTCACATGACACTAGCAAAGTATAATGCTGCCAATTTGGATCAGCTGATGGATCGAATTGCAAAGAACTCAATTGGAATGGATGAATATTTTGAAAGAGTTTTTAACACTTCAGTACATAATTACCCTCCATATAACGTAATCCAGGTAAATAGTACAGAAACTAGATTAGAAATTGCACTAGCAGGATTTAAGA